AAGTTGTCCCAGATGATTCGCAATGGCACCGAGAAGAAGAACACATCCAGGTGCATATTATCCATCACCGGATGTAGTGGTGTCGCCATCCTGGCGAAGGTTGCCATTTGCATTGCCATTGTGTCGCCCGGTAGGGCTTCGTCGACGAATACGGGGATTAGAAACCCCGCGTCGAACGTTGTTTTTGTCCCGCACGATCGGTTGAACACCGATCTCGGCATTTTCACTTGCGGGATCAGCGCAAAGCTGTGTTGCGCATCGACATTCGTCTTACTAGTTGACCTATGCTTGGCCACTTAGGATCTCCTCGTTCTTGTGCTTATTGATTATCTGATGTCCCTGGACGACGGTCTTTGCCGGGAGGCTTTTCACCTCCCCGCTGCTCTGATCGAATTCTCCGATCAACCATAGCGAATAGTCGTCCGGGTGTGTATTGAAGTCGTGTCCTTGGCTCAGGACCGCGGTCTCGAAGATTCGGACCGCTACGGCTATATTTCTTGCCGTGATAGGAGCTAGATACAGCTCCATTTTATTATCGAGGACTGCAAATAGTTGCAGTTTCTCCATTTCCATTTGAGGTTACTCCCTTGGTGTTCTGGCTCATGTTTATTTTATTTTTGGTCTGGGTGTTTGAATTTTGATCAGTCCAATGTTGCGTTTGCATATAGTGCCAGTTTACTTGTTAGTACCTTTTCTTTTGCTAGGAGTCTATGCTCCAGTTGATAGTCCTCGTTATTTTTGACAATTGCTTGTCGTTTTAGCTTTATTTCCTCCCACAGGTCGGGATTCTGCTTCTCTAGAAGCAAATCATAGTATGTTGGCGGACGGAATTTTACCCCCTTTTGAACGACAAAGTCGCCGGGGTATACGTCCTTGTGGTATTTTTGATACCAGTCATGACCGAGGCCAGGGTTTCTGCTCATCGTCGCGTACTCTGGCTTCACGTGATATATCTCGCCGCTTTCGACGTTGACTCGCTCGTAGGCGGCGTCTGCCATTTTGCCAGTTTTTACCTTGACGGTGTAGCCAGCTACGTAAGCCGCTGAGTCGAACGAGAGGCTTCCAATTGTTGAGAAGCCATTGCCCCACAAGTCGGACAATCTTCCAGAAGTCCATAACGGTTTTTTCCCTTGCTTCCGCGGGTGTTTTTTCCAGTCTTCGTGCCAATCCAGGCCGAAGATACACGCGTGGTAGTGGGGGCGAAGTAACTCGCCGTACTCTCCGCAATGTAGGAACCTAAAAGGTCCCATTTCTCTACGTACACGTTTTGCGAAGAGTTGCCAATCTCGCACATGGACGGATCTGTCCTTTGGTAAGTGCTCCTTGTCGTATGTTAGCGTGATGAATGCGTTTTCCTCGTGCATTTGAGCCTCGTGTACTGAGCGGATCGCCCAGCCACGCTTACGCTCCATACGGCACCCGAGGCATTGTCCACATTTGACTACGACCGAAGGACTCCGGAATCCCCGGGAGTAGGTCGCGTCTTTGAATGAGATTTTGCCATCGGGCGCCGCGTACCCCTTTAGGGGACGGGTGCAGGCCATTAGAGACGCCATCCACCTCTCATCGGCCTACCGCCGAGATTTTTGCGGTGCGTTTTTGCTCCACGCCGGAAGTTTCTCCGGCTTTTTCCCTTTCGCATTCTGCGCCTGTATCGCATCGCGGACTACCTCCTTCGTTATGACACCGTTTGCGTGTAGGTAATTTAGATCCACAATTGACAATGTTGTAAGTCTTACCGCGAGTTGGAATGAGAATCCTTCCACCGCTTTACGCATTTTTTCCCGTTTTGGTGTCGGTCATACTTATTACATCAAGTAGTGTAATAAGTGGGTTATTCGCCCCCCACTATGGGGGTCTGTTTTTCTTCCTCTTTGACGACAGCGTCGTCCATGATATCCGCGCTCTTTTCCGTGTCAGGTGTCCACGGAATGTAGTCTTCTGCCATAGGTAGTCCCGCTTCCGCTAGCGCTGCGGTTTCTTCAGGGTCTGTGAGCGCTTGTAGTAGCCGCTCTGGGTCGTTCTGCACCATGCTGCGTACTGCCGAAGGCAGATCCGCGAATTGCTCTTGTGCCTCCTTTACGCGCTCCAGAGCGCTGTGGAAGTCGTTCACCTCTGAGAAATCGCCATACATTGGCGTTCTCGGGTTCACGTGTTCTATGAGGCCCGTTTTCAGATGCCGGGCCATAATTTTGTTGATATCGCAGTCTTCACTGAATGACTGCTTTGTTAGGGACTCCGTCCCTACGGGTGTTTCTGTTCCCGTGTTTCGCTCAAAGGACTTGAGCGGTTTTTTGCGTTCCATTCGTCACTCCCTATTTGAATACGTTTCCGCCTTTTCTGCGGTCGTAGTATTTGAAGCCCTCGTATTTCTCGTATCGAGCTCGGCTCTTCCTGCGGTTTTCCACCGCTTGGCGCCAGTCCACTTTCCCAGGGAAACTGATTTTCGGCGCCTTGTTTTTGTAGTTTTGGTATACCTGTTCTGCTGCTGCAGCCGGCGGGCCCCATATGCCGCCGATGCCCTTGCCATGCAAGGCTACTTTTCCGGCGTCTGTTTGATACCAGTTCGCCATCTCTTCCCTAGCTACGTTGAGGTAATCCTCTCCTCTCTGCTGTGAGCGGGTGAGATCTCTTTGGGCTGCTGCTGCCTCTCCTTGTATGCCGCGCAGCCCTTTTGCGCTACTCGCTTGTTTCTGTGCCGCGTCTGCCTGAGCTCCGGCGGCCACGCCGCCGGCTCTGAATCCGGCGCCTGATCCCAGGCTTACAGCCGCGCCTCCGCCCGTTGGGCCTTTTTGATATGCGAGGATCGGGTTCAACCCCGCCTCGCGCATTGAGAACATCGTGTCTTGATAGGCCTTACGGCGCGATTTCCGTTGCAGTTTCAACTGATATTTCATCAGTATCTTGCTGCTGTATAGGTTCGCAATCGTGCCTAAAGCACTACTTGCGCCGCCTCCTGCGGCAAAGCCGCCCATTAGAAGTGATCGATCAGACCAGGTACGCCGTAAGTCGGCATCGGTCTGACGCATCGATACTCGAAGAATGCATCGAATAGGAAGTGGGGTTCCGAAGGTACTGCGATGACACGGTCAATCGGAGGCTTATCAATGATGAAGGCATCGTTCAGCAGTGGAAGGGCTGTGAATTCTTGTGCCAGATGCCAGGTGTCGAGCGGTGTAGCGAATGTGCTTCTGAATTTGCCAGTTATCTGGCTTGGCTTGTAGCGGTATTCAGCATACCGCTCTTGATATCCGAACACCGCCTTATCTGCGACCAAGTCGTCAGTACCCTGTGCATAGATTTCTTTGTTGAGGACTGTTTGCTCCCCGAGGTGAGCGAACGAGGGCCAGTAGAAGTCGAACCGACTCTCTCTTGAGAACATCCTGTTCAGGCCCTGTTGATAGTTTATGTCCGCTCTTACGGACACTATTCCGATGATGATTGAATGCTCGGTGAATGATTTTGACCAGCCTTTGAACTGGTGTGCTTGTGTCACGTAGGCCGCCAGGTTTCCCTGCTCCGTTGTTGCTGTTTCTGAAGTTTGCGGCACCACGTTGACGTTAATTTTTGATGTACCCCCCCCGAGATATTCGGGACGCTGCATGCGTGAATCGGGGGATGTAACTCCGAAGTGACTTCGGATGATTTCTGTATACCGCGTTCCACCTCGAGCGTCCCGCTCCATGAGGCGCTGAACTTGGAACGCTTCCCTGATTGCATTAATCGACGTACCCGTCGTTAGTGACAGGTTTGCTTCTAGACCTGGGTCCACCCATTCGATATTCGCGAACCCGCCCTCAAGGTCGGGGGTTGTGCTGATTACTGATAGACCGCCTTCCAACGTTCCCACGATTGTGCCGGTCTGTTTCTTGTATGTGATGTCTCCCCCGGTCCCTACTACCGGTGCTGTCTGTCCAAAGGACAGCGTTACGGGGTCGCCTTTTTGAGGGAACGGCAAGCACGACGTGAAGTAATCGTGCCGTTTCCCTCTTGGATAGATCTGTACATCGGCCGGAAGATCCGGACCGTCGTCTCTGTTTTGTGTCCACGGTACTTGTAGATTTTCGTCCCTAAACCAATCGTCGTAGATCAATCCATATGCCCTGTGAAACAGGGCTGAATGTATCAGACCGGGAATCTCTATCGGGATCCCCAAGTAGTCTGCTAGCGTGTGAATTTGGTGGCCAGCCGGATCGGCTGCCGTCATTGTCGGAATGCTGAAGTCTGTTGAATCCCCTGGGCTGGGCTCTTCGCCCATGAATCTTTTGAAGTTGTCCCAGATGATTCGCAATGGCACCGAGAAGAAGAACACATCCAGGTGCATATTATCCATCACCGGATGTAGTGGTGTCGCCATCCTGGCGAAGGTTGCCATTTGCATTGCCATTGTGTCGCCCGGTAGGGCTTCGTCG